CTACAGACGTGTCTGTAATATCACAGTCCCTAAAAGTAGGATAATGTAGAAAATAATAGTCAGGCTCAAAACCTAAATAAACAGGATGAGGGAGCTCTAATTCTCCCTTCATATAGAAATTCATGCACCCTAATGAGATACCTGTATCGGTACACAAAGGATCAACTTTAAAATTAGGTCGCTTAAAAAATTTACTATTAGCTAAAACATTCTGAGCTACTCCTCCAGTTAAAGTTACGTCTCCTTTAGGCATTAAAGATTCTATAAGATTTTCTACTGCATGTTGAAAGGTATGGAGAAAGTCTTGAGTACTTTTATTTTCTATTTCTAAATCATTAGGAACTACAATTTTTCCTTTAGTTTTTAAACCCTCATATAAACAGGGATAAAGATCTGCATCGATTCTTCCATAAGCCGACAGCGCCATAGTCTTTCCACAATTTCTAAATGCTAAATATTTTTGTTTAAGTAAAGCGGCTGTCACATGTTCATACATTTCTCCAATACCATGATGCGTTTGCCACACGGGTTTATCATCAACAAATAAACTTTCTTGTTCATAAAAATTTTTTTCGCTGTTGTCTGGAACACTCCCAGAATTTCCTATAAGACTACCGTGTCCATCTAGTACTAGAAACTGTTTATTCTCCCCTGTTGTTGCACGAGCACAGAACGTATGAAATAAATGATGATGGTTTCTTTCAAAATATATAATTTTAGTATTAGCATCTATGATATCATAATTTCTAAGCATCTGTTCCCATAACCAATGACCTGAATCATCTAGAAAAGTAATAAGTAAACAATCAAATTTTATTTTTAATTTTTTAATCTTTATCAACAGGCTATGACTAGGAACGGCAGAAGATAATATATGATTAAATCTATCAATCTGTGTATGTAAAACAAATTGATCATCCTTAACCACTGTGATGGCTCCATCATGGGACGTATGCATTGCCAAAATATTCATATTGCTTTATAAGACCTTTATATGGATAAGAAAGTATTAAGTCAACTAGAGATCTATACAGGAGAAATTGGTCCTAAAAAAATGATTGAAATTGATAGACCTAAACTTCGTATTGATGTTCTCGAAAGCTTTTGTCTTAAAAAATTTATTAAAAATAGGGAAGAAGATTATGAAATTAAACCTTCTTACCCCTTGGAACACGTACGTATTTTTATTAAGGATCAGTTTGCTTTTCATCATAAAGACACTTTAATTTTAAAAAATGAATTTGGATCCGTTTATTTACCTATGCAACAATCTCTTAATCGAAATCAGATTGATCCTTTTTCTTTAGAGACTTCACCGGATCTTACATGTGTTTACGCAGTGGAAATGAAAGAACGTTCTTCAACCCTAGTGATAGAGTATGATGACAATAGATATAAAGGAAAGCAATGGAGATATCCGATGAGGAATAATCATTTTTGGATGTTTCCTTCTGCATGTAGATATTATTTTACTGCAAATAAAAGTGACGACCTTAATGTTTTCTTAACTTTTAACTTTAATATTTTAACACGATGACACAATTCTTTGCTCCTTTTGCCACTTGTGCCCAGGTTTCTAATTTAAAAAATAAAACTTTAAATAAAAAACTTATTAAGTTTGCTATGAGTGAGAAAGCTAATAAAAAAACAAGAAACATTTCAAATGTAGGAGGATTTCAAAGTGAAATGTATAATCCTAATACTGAAACGAGTCCTATTATACAAACTTTTATAGAGGCCGTGACCCCTCATCTTGAGCGTTATGTTGAACGTTATGAAATTAAACAACCTTATACAGTGGGTCCAGCTAATGCATGGATTAATGTTAATGGTAAGGGAGATTATAATTTACAGCATTCTCATGCCGGTGGATTAAGTGCGTGTGATTTTTCGGGAGTTTATTATGCTCAGGTTCCTAAAGACTCTGGTGCTTTAGTTCTGATTAATCCTGATACCGTTGCTCTTCAACAAAAAATTTATTTTTATGAAAATAATAAATTTAATCCATTTAATTCTTCTAAGTATACTATTGTCCCTAAGCCAATGGATTTAGTTTTATTTTCTGCTCATTTATGTCACCATGTTTTACCGAGTCAAAACTCTAAACAATTTAGAATTAGTTATGCATTTAACTTTAATATCTGTAAGTCATGAATCTAAAACATATATACTGGGTATTTCCCAACGCTGTGAGTCCTTTCATTTGTGATAAGATTATTGATCTCTATCATTCACAGGATAAAGGATTAGGAACGATAGGTCTAAAAAGAAAACCTCCACAGAAAAAATTAGCTAAGAAAACTAAAATGACGAGGGATTCTTATGTGTCATGGTCTAGTCAGTGGTGGCTTTATCGTTATACCCATCCTTATATTCATGAAGCTAATGAGCAAGCAGACTGGAAATTTCAATGGAGTTCTTCTGAATCCTGTCAATTAACTGAATATAGAAAAGGTCAATATTACCATTGGCATCGAGATTCTTTTGATGATCCTTATAAAGCAGACGATAAAATGAAAGCTTATAGAAATAAATATAGAAAGCTTTCCAGTGTTCTGGTTCTTTCTGATCAAGGTAAAGATTATACGGGAGGAGATCTGGAATTTTTTCATATGCAAAGATTTATAAAACCTAAAGAATGGAAAACAGTGACTGCTGTTCCGATGCGTAAGAAAGGATCGTTAATTGTTTTTCCTAGTTTTGTTTGGCATCGAGTCAAGCCAGTACACAAAGGAGTAAGATATAGTTTAACTAATTGGCATCTAGGAGATAAATTTGTTTAAGCAGAAATATATAATGAAACGCAACGCTGTCTCCAAAGAGATGTGTAAATTTCTTCATGATTATATGCTCATTAAAAAACGTGTGCATTTAACTTTTCAAGAATTGACATATGTCCCTAGTAAATCTAGTGAATGGGGAACCATGAAGGATGGTCAAGTCAATGGTGCCTATTCAACCTATGGAGATGTGGCCATGGATACGTTGCTTGAAATTATGAAGCCCTTTATTGAAAAAGAAGTAGAGGCTTCTCTTTATTCTAATTACTCTTATGCTCGTATTTATATTCAAGGCAATAAACTAATCAAACACAAAGACAGAAGCTCTTGTAATGTGTCAGCTACCTTGTTTTTAGGAGGAGAGAAATGGGATTTCTTTTTAAAAGACGGAAGGAAAAAAATAAAAATAGATTTTAATATAGGAGATTTACTTATTTATAAAGGAGGAGAAGTAGAGCACTGGAGAGATGAATTCAAGGGAGTTTATTCTGTTCAAGTTTTTCTCCATTACAATGATGTAAAAGGAAAACGAGCAGAAAAAAATAAATGGGATGGTCGTCGTCATCTAGGAATCCCTAGGGAAGGACCGTTTATCATACATGATAGAGATTAAAGAAATAAGTTTTATACAAAATATGTACGTGACGTATCTTACGATACCCCCTGCTTATGAAAAATTAGTTAGGAGTATTGCTTGTTCACGCACATCCTATCTTGTTACTTCCTATAAAAATAAAAATCAAGGAGCGCTGCTAAAAGCAACTACTAAACTTTTAACTCCTTTTATTAACCGTATTCAATCGGCTTTAAATTATAAAAAACATAAAGTTAAAGAAGTATGGGTACAGAGATATGGTTCTGGTGATTTTCATAATGTTCATATCCATGATACCGGCGCTCATCAGTTTTCTTTTTTGATTAATGTAGAGTGTAATCAATTTTCTAGTGATACGGTTTTCCATAATCCAGGTTATCCTTATTGTTCATTAGCCGAAGTCGTTATTAAACCCGTTAAAGGAAAATGTATTTTATTTTTAGGTGCACTTCCTCATGAAGTATTACCTAATGGTGCCGGAGCACAACGCTCAGTCGTTTCTGGAAACTTGGAGTTTTTAAAATGAAGATTCATGATTCTTTATTTGATATAAAGTGGATTAATGAATTAGCTAGTGGGCTTTTGAATTGTTCATGGCAAGCTAACAACACCGCGAATCGTACAACATGGCCCTATGGTCTGAGTGGAACTCACCGATTACTAGGTCATCAATTTTTTTATAGAGAAGGTCCAGATCAAATTAATTATTCTTCTTGGAGTAGAGAGATAACCAATACCCTTATCGATGCTTTTCATCAACAGATTAATAAAAAGAAATTAACGCTTATGGATATTAGTGCCAATCTCCAGTTTAAAGGAATGGATGGAACCTGGCATACTGATGGAAATGATCATGACACTTCTTTTGTTTTAATGCTTTACTATCCAGAAGATAAAGTAACAGGTGGAGAGTTCTTTTTAAAACCTAACATCACAGTTAAATTTAAACAGGGAAGACTCCTCGAGTTCCCAGCGAATCAATTTCATAGAGCAAATGCTTTTAATCAATCCTTTATTCCACGGATGTCTATTAAATGGGTGGGCAGAGAATGAAAAGAATTGTTGTAGTCGGAGGGGGGAGTGCAGGAGTCATGACTGCTTATACTCTCAAACATCGTTTTCCTGAAAAACAAATTACTATTGTTGAAAGTAAAACTATTGCAACCGTAGGCGTAGGAGAAAGCACGCTTGGAGGTATTAATAATTGGTTAGGGATGTGTGGAATTAAAGACCAAGACTTTATGAAACATTGTGATGCTTCCTATAAAATGAGTATTCGTTTTGAAAATTTTTATAATACAGACGCAGGTTATTTTCATTACCCTTTTGGTCAGCCTGATATTAGCGGTAATCATGCATCACTTAATGACTGGTATTTTAAAAAAATAATATATCCTGACACTCCTATGAATGACTATGCTGACTCTATATATCCGGTCATGGCTTTAGTGAATCAGAATAAGATTACTGATCAAGATATCATTCCTAACTGGACTTTTAAAGGAGATGTGGCTTATCATTTTGATGCCATTAAGTTTGCCAACTGGTTAAAGAAAGAATTTAAAAAGATTGGAGGAAAGGTAATCACTGGGAGTATTACTAAAGTTCATCAAGATGAAACTGGTATTGCTTCTTTATACTTAGATACTCAAAAGTATATTAAAAGTGATTTATTTATTGATTGTACAGGTTTTAAATCTCTACTCTTGGGTCAAGCTATGAAAGAACCTTTTGAAAGTTTTGAGAACATGCTCCCTAATAATTCAGCTTGGGCAACGCATCTTCCTTACACCAATAAGAAAAAAGAATTAAAACCTTTTACTAACTGTACAGCTATTCAAAATGGTTGGGTATGGAATATTCCTTTATGGTCTCGCATGGGTACCGGCTATGTTTATTCCGACAAATATATTTCTGATGATGATGCTTTGAAACAATTTCAAGACTATCTAGGAAGAGATGATTTAACATTTAAAAAATTAAAGATGCGTATAGGCATTCATAAAAACCTATGGGTTAAAAATGTATGTGCCATTGGACTAAGCGCAGGGTTTATTGAACCATTAGAAAGTAATGGTCTTTTAAGTGTGCATGATTTTTTGTCTGTTCTAACTCGTACGCTCGAACGTCCAGTGGTTTCTGAATTTGCTAAACAGAATTTTAATTTAAGATGTCATACGATGTTTAGAGGATTTGCAGAGTTTGTAGCAATGCATTATGCTCTTTCTATTAGAACCGATACAGAGTATTGGAGAGATATTCAAAAAAGAAAATATCCTTTAGAAGAAAAATTTACTAGGTTTCAAAGTGATTTTCAAAGAAACCACCGTCAACGTTATAATGATTTTCATTATCCCACAATGGCCGGCATTAATGCTATTGCAACGGGAATGCATTGGGGTGCCACTGATCTTTCTTCTTTAATGTATCATCGAGGAGTACCTGATGCAGAGGCATTTAAAAATGAATGGTTACCTATGATTGAAAAATTAGAACAGAAGAAAAAACAATGGACCCAGACCGTTAAAAAGTGTCCTACTTTATATAACTATTTAAAACGAAATATTTACATATGATTATAGATACAAAAATATTTACGCATGCCGAAAAGAAGTTCGTTAAAGAATATATTCTGGGTGGAAATTTTCCCTGGTATTGGCATCCCTTTTCAACTGAAGGAGATGCCGTTCCATTCATGGGCCATATATTTATAGGGAGAATAGAGAATAGAAAACCGGGAGACGCTCTATACAATTCTAGAAGTGCTCCTTTTTTTGTGGACATAGCAAAAAGATTTGTAAAAAAACATAAGCTCAAGATAAATGAACTCTTGAGGGGTTGTATTAATCAAGTCGTTCGCAGTACAATAGAGCATACACGGAGTCATGTAGACCATGACTTCCCTCATCACCAAATTATTATGTATTTAAATAAGAGTGATGGGGATACGATCATAGAATTACCCAATAAGAAAATTAAAAGAATTAAACCAGAACCTTTTAAGATAGTCTGTTTTAAGGAGTACTCTCATTATTATTACTTCCCTAAAAAAACAAATAGACGAGTAGTAGGAGTAATAACTTTCCGATGATTACATGGATTGCATCATATCCTAAGAGTGGTAATACCTGGGTTCGATCTTTATTGATAGGATACCTTTACTCTAGAACAGGGAAATTTAATTTTAATCTTTTAGAGAAGATCCCTCACTTTCCCCATAAAAGATTCTTTAAAGAATTTAAAGCGGAACGAAATAATATTCCTAACGTTGCTGCGTCTTGGATAAAGGCTCAACAATTAATTATTAAACATAATAAAGGTGATGTTTATTTAAAAACCCATAGCGCTCTCGCTAGTTTAGAAGGATATCCTTTTACCGCTGAACATGTTTCTAAAGCTGTCATTTATATTGTGAGAGATCCTAGAGCTTTAATTACTTCTTTTGCTTCTCATTTTTCTCGTACTCTACCTGAAGCTTTAAAATTTATGAAAGACAGTAATCAATTTCTGATGGAGCATCCTGGTGTGGCTACAGTGTTAGGGAGCTGGGCCGATAATTATAACTCATGGAAACAGGCAAGTGATCCTCAAAGTCCAAGCATTGAAATCCCACTCCTGATTGTAAAGTATGAAGATCTCGTTAAGAATCCTACTTCAGTCTTTAAAAAGATTCTTAAATTTTTAAAAATTAAAATCAATAATAAAAAAGTTAACGCTGCTATTAAGAGTTGTGACTTTAAAGTAATGGTAAAGAATGAAAAGAAATTTCCAGAAGCAGCTACTAATAAGAAAGGAAAAAGAATAGACTTCTTTTCTCTAGGGCCGAATCATAATTGGAAAAAAACCCTTGATCCTAAAATAGCTACGCAGCTTAAGAAAGCTTTTAAAAAAGAAATGGAAGAGTTAGGATATATCTAATGGAAACTTTTATCTACGAAGAAAAAATTAGTCCCAAAATTTGTGATGGACTTATTAAACTTTTTAATAATACCCATGATAAAAAGAAAGGAGAGGTGGGCTTTCCTGCTGTCGTAGCAGCTAAGAAGAAAAAATGCACAGAGGCTTATTATCAGCCTCTACCCTATCGCCCCTATCTTGAGGCGCTTAAAAAAATCATTACTACTTATAAAAAGAAATATATATACTCGGATGTTGATCAAACAGAATGGAGCGTAACTACTCCTATAAAGATTCAGCAGTATAAACCTAAAGAAGCTTTTTATGCGTGGCACTATGAAAACAATGGGGCTCAGCAAATGATTACTCGTCATTTAGTTTTCATGACTTATTTAAATACGGTAACCGATAAAGGAGAAACAGAATTCTTTTATCAAAAGAAAAAATTTAAACCTGTTAAAGGATCTACCTTAATCTGGCCTGCTGCGTGGACGCATGCTCACAGAGGAGTTCCTTCACCAACCCAGGTCAAGACAATTATTACAGGGTGGTTTAATTATGTATAAATATGTTATTGAAGACTTTATAAGACAAGAGCACTGTCAATTATTAATTAATCATTATGAAAAGAATAAACACAAGTGTTCCGATGGAAGAGCTTTCCATGCAAAGCGTACCCTTCACTATGAAGACATGACCAATCCTACTATTCAATCCATGCTTAAGTATTATTTTAATAAGACCTGTTATTTTATTGATCATTATTTTCAAGACAAAGTATCCCCTTGGAGCCTCCCTCGAATCTGTAGATGGCATAAAGGAGAAACCATGAAGATGCATGCTGATAAAATAGGACCTGACAAAATGAAATATAGCTCTCTTATTTATTTAAATGATAATTATGAAGGAGGAGAGATTCAATTTAAAAATGAAAAACCTATGAAACTTAAAGCAGGAAGCTGTATCATCTTTGAAAGTGATGCCCCTAATGCTCATCAAGTTCTAAAGGTTAAGAAAGGTTATCGCTATACGATTCCTTCTTGGTATACGGATAAGATACTTTTTACTACTCTATGATTATAGAAAACTTCTTTCCTATTAATATTGGATATGTCTTTAATCCTAATCATTCGAAGATAGAAGATCGATTAGTTAAACATTGTTATGGACTAAAGAAAAAGATTCCTTCGGGTGGTCATAACTGGATTGCTCGAACCTATAATACCAGCAGTGGAAAACATGATATTTATAAGGACCCTAAATTTAAGAACCTTAATGCCTGGATCGATGACCAGGTTGATGAGTATATCTCACAGCTCAGTCTCCGTTGCACCCGAAACAGGGGCCAGGGATGGTTAAACATTTATAAGAAACATGATTTTCAGGAATATCATAATCATGCAGGACATATTATTTCTTGTGTTTATTTTTTAAAGAGTGATCCCAAAGCTAGCAGTCTTTTTTTTAAGTCTCCGGTTCAAGAAGATACTGCGGTAGGTTCGGACTTACTTATAAAACATCAACCCAATGGGGTCGTCGCTTACCAACCCGATGCAGGTAAGCTCATTATATTTAGAAGTTATTTAGAGCATTGTGTGGGACAGCATAGAGGCTCAAAAGATCGAATAACGCTGGCCTATAACTACAATTGATCTCTGCCTAATGATGTAGTATAAAATCCTAAACTAGGATAACTATGCTACAAAAAGTTAATTTTTTACCCGGATTTAATAAACAAGTTACCCCTACCGGAGCTGAAGCTCAATGGACAGGGGGAGATAATGTTCGTTTTAGATACGGCACACCTGAAAAACTAGGGGGCTGGGATCAATTAGGCGGAGATAATTTAACCGGAGCAGGACGAGCTATTCACCACTTTGATGATAATGCAGGGATTAAATATGCTGCAATTGGAACTAACCGAATTTTATATATTTATTCAGGGGGAATTTATTATGATATTACCCCCATTCGAACTACGATATCCGGATGTACTTTTTCCACCACGATAAGTGAGAAAACTGTTACCATAACTTTTCCTTCTCCTCATGGAATGAGTGAAGATGATATTGTTTATTTAGATACAGTGACGACTCTTACAGGATCTAGTTTCAGCACTGCCGATTTTGAAGATAAAAAATTTATGGCAACCTCGATTCCTACAGCAACTAGTATTACAGTTACTATGGGTGGTACTGAAACAACAGGAAGCACTACGAATGTAGGAAGTGCACGAGCTCAAGTTTATTATACCGTTGGACCTGCACAAGAACTCGGAGGATTTGGATGGGGTACGGGTCAATGGTCAGGAACTGCTTCCGGTCCAGCGACAACAACTTTGGTATCAACGATTGCAGCCGATGCTGCCGTGACCAGTGTTACCTTAACCAGTTCAGCAGCCTTTCCATCTTCCGGCACAATTAAAATAGGAACAGAGGAAATTACTTATACAGCTAATGACACAGCCACAGGAATTGTCAGCGGAGGATCTCGTCAGGCTAACGGAACAACTTTAGCCGAGCATACCGCAGGAGCCACGATCACTAACATTACTGACTATGTAGGTTGGGGTGAATCTTCTACTGAAGAAGTAACCTTAGAACCAGGTCTATGGGTTCTTGATAATTATGGAACTACCCTCATTGCTCTTATTTATAATGGTGCTTGTTTTGAATGGGATTCCACAGTTGCTAATGCAACCTCGACTCGGGCTACAATTATTTCAGGAGCTCCCACAGCTTCAAGACATATGTTGGTATCTCCTGTTGATCGTCACTTAATATTCTTTGGAACCGAAACCACAATCGGAACTACATCCACACAAGATGATATGTTTATTAGGTTCTCGGATCAGGAAAGTACCAGTGACTATACACCGACAGCAACCAATACGGCAGGAACTCAACGGTTAGCCAATGGTTCTAAAATTATGGGAGCGATCAGAGGTCGAGATGCAATTTATATCTGGACAGATGCAGCTATCTTCTTGATGCGTTTCGTAGGTCAACCCTTCACCTTTTCTTTTGAACAAGTAGGAACGAACTGTGGACTGATTGGAAAGAACGCCTGTATGGAAGTGGATGGTACCGCTTTCTGGATGTCTGAAAATGGATTCTTTCAATACGCCGGTCAACTTCAATCAATGCCATGTCTCGTAGAAGACTATGTGTTTGATGATCTTAATAGTACGGCTAGAAATTTAATTAATGCTGGACTGAATAACCTCTTTGGAGAAGTGAGTTGGTATTATTGTAGTTCAGCTTCTAATGTAGTGGATCGAGTCGTAACTTATAATTATTTAGAATCAGTAATGCTTAAGAAACCTATTTGGTATACCGGTTCTTTAGCCAGAACAGCTTGGGAAGATTCTGAAATATTTGATAAACCTCATGCATGTTATTATGACAACGCAGATGACGTATCATTTGATGTGGTAGGTAATACGGATGGTGTTACTGTGTACTATCAACATGAAACAGGGACTGATCAAGTAGACGCCGGAGGAGTTGTAACTCCTATTTTAGCTACAATTACTTCTGGTGATTTTGATATTACCCAGAAGAGAGCAGCACAGGGACAGCTTTTAGGAGCTCCAGATATACGAGGAGATGGAGAATATATTATGAAGATCCGAAGATTCATTCCTGATTTTCTTACACAAACCGGTAACACTCGAATTACTTTATTACTCAGAGATTTTCCTAATGACACAGCGGCAAGCTCTTCATTAGGACCCTTTACAATTACCAGCTCCACTGGTAAAGTTGATACACGCGCAAGAGCTAGAGCTGTTGCGCTTAAAATAGAAAATACCGCAGTTTCACAAGACTGGAAACTGGGAACATTTAGACTGGATATTCAACCAGACGGGAGAAGATAATGGCTATACCTTTTTATAATCAAGTAGATCAAGATATCTACACAGGGGGAGAACATTTTATTCCTCAACAACACTACCGATTAAATTATACCCCTTCCGCAATGCTAGCTAGTACAGTGGGAAATACTGGGGGAGTGACTAACACTTCAGCAGCCTCTCCTTATATCTGGCCCCCTCAAGGAGGAGGAGGAGGCGGTGGAGGTGGCGGCTTTTCTAACACCAATAAATATGGTTTAAATTTGGACACCATGAAAACTGTTTCACAAGGGAAGTATGTAGAACCAGGTGGACCTGGAAATATGTATGGGGGAAATTATGTAAAAACAGATAGACAAATTGCTCAAGACGAGCATGGTAATTGGAAAGATGTTAATACGAACAAAAATGTATATCACGCAAACATTAATCTTAAGACTCCTATGACCATGATAATGGATAAACTATCGGGCAAGAAAACAACCGATGATCCTTATGCAGGAACTTGGTATGGATCAGATTGGAGCGACGAGGATGAAGACGCGGGTCTTTATTCTAAAACACTAGGACCAAAAAATTTTATTCAACGATGGAAAATAAAAAGAGACTTTAAAAGAGCTGAGGCTGAAAGAGTAGCACAAGAAAAAGCTCAAGCAAAATTAGACGCAGATTATGCCGCGGCAAAACCCGCTCTTCAAGCTCAATCGGCAGCTAATAGAGCAGCTAACACAGGTGGTTGGCAATCAGGTATGGCTAAAGATGAAGGATTCATGAGTGGTTCAGGTACCTCTGATGATATGGGTTCCTTTGCTCAAGGCGGAAGGATTGGTTTATATGCAGGAGGAGATCCTGAAGAACCTGCTGAAAATATATTTGAATTTATGCAGGATCAAGGTATTCCTCAGGGTGAAATGGTTTCTAATGAATGGAATGACCAACTTTTAGAAAACTTATTTGAAAAATATTTAGAATTAGGGTTCAGTCCTGCTGACGCAGAAAAAATGGCGCTCGAAGAGTTTGAACAAATGGGG